AAGGCCAACACGACCTCTTTGCGCTTGTCGTGCCTGGGTGCTTTGCACTTGATAATGGTTTTGACCAGCGTATCAGGCAACAAATACTGCACAGGCGCGCAATGATCGCCGTCTGAATGCTCAACCCGCACAATGTGCAGGCGATGGCCGTCAGTGGCGATAATGCGAGTTTCTAACCCGTTATGCTCGACACAAATCGAATTCAGATAGTAGCGAATATCGTTATTCGCCATTGCATGAGACACGGCCTTGATGGTGGATTGCTTGATAGTGATTTGCATGATTATTGCCCCTATGTTATGCGCCGATATTGGCGCTTTAGAACCCTGCGTTAAGTGCGTTAAGCCTATTGATTTCAATCTGCGCGTACTTCTTTGCCGTTGCCGCCGTTGCCAGTCGATCACCATAAAGCACCTTCACGTTGCCACTGTAGGTCGACTTGATAGCCGGGAGATAGTCTGAACCGCTCTTGACGAATGTAGCTTTCATGCTATCCCCCTCAGATTAGAATTACGTACCAGCGAGATCAACCTGACAAAGTGTTTCGCCCAATACACCTGGCGCACGGGATCGGTTGCTGCGCGCTCGCAGGCGAATATTGCGCGGGCAAGGGTGTGGAATTTGGCGGATGTCATGTCAATCCCCTTAAAACGCCTGATAAACGATGTTGCCGGAATCAGTCTCGCCTACAACCGATGTATTCTCGTTCAGGTATTCCAGAACAGCGTCTTTCACTTCGTCGGCGTCTTCGATGTCGCAGTCGGACAAGTCGATATCGTAATTCTTGGCGATATCCAACGGATTGTCTTCGTTGAAGTCGCAGCAGATGGCGATAACATCCAATTCCATCTCTTCACCTGTGTCCTCTTCGATGGATTCCAGATAGTCAAAAATCAGGTTACGGCCTTCGTAGCTGAAATTCTCCATGCGGTCATAGGCGCGGAATGCGTCGTGGAAATCGGAGCTGCTAACTGTAGTTTTCATTTTGAATCCCCTGTCTAGTGCCGAACTATCCGCGTCGGCTTTGCGGTAAAACCATACTCCATAGCCTTTGCAGGCTATAGGCTAGGGTTTATGCGCGTGCGTTTTGGGAATCAATATCCTGCTGTAAGTTCGGGTTATGTATCCTTCCGATAATGCGGCATCGCTCCATCGCGTACATGATGCCCTGCCCTGTTTTACGCCCATTCTTGTCGAACTTTTCAATGTCGATCAGGTTTCCTTCACGGTCAAACCATGCCGAAATCTTCCCCTGCCCCTGATGCGTGATGCGATGTATGACGTATCCGCCATTGCTGAACTGTTGAACTTGCATTTCAAAACCCCTTATCAATTGCTGCGTTATTGGATGCCACAATTGCAGTCTAAGATAGCGCGTAAGGATTGTCAATGATTATTTGCAAATAATCGCAGATATTTAGACGCTAATGTTAGCGGAGTATATAAGCAAATGCTTACCTGTAATGGAATCAATGCCTTGCAAATTCCACGATGTACCGATGTACCGATTCGGGGTGTTTTCCCTAAAGTCTGTCCGCAGGTGCGTGCGCGCATTTAAAAACTTTGGGGAAAAAGGGTCCAATCGGTACATCGGTACATGTACTGATTTTCTGTACCGATGTACTGATTTTCCGCAACATGTCGAGCAATGGATCAGATGTACCAATGTACGCATTATCGGCAAACCGTAACGGCTACATGTTGCGCGCCTTGCCTTGCATCATGCAGGCGATTGGTCCGTGCCGAGATCGAAGCAGGCCTACGTGATCCGGTAGCTGCCAGCGTGCCGATGCTATGCCAGCTCGACCTACATGCTGGCTACCATGCGCACCAGTCTCAGCTCGCTCGATCGGACGGAGCACGGTCGCTGTCGCTGGACGGGGTGAAGCGCAGCAGCCTATCGGCCAGGCGCAGATGATAGGGGGGGGGTACTAGAGGCCACGGTGAGTAAGTAAGAGCTATACCCCTGCCCTCGCAAAACGGTTGCCCAATACTTATCCACAGCCTACACTATCGCATGGGCCTGAAAACAAGAGAGGGGTGGGCGAGAATGGACAGGATGATTACCGAGCATGGAGAGGAAGGGGCATTGGCGCTGATAATGACGAGGGTATCGGAGGGTGAGGATCCTAGGGATATAGCGCGTGGGAATGGGATGCCGTGGATGGTGATGCGTCGGTGGTTGGAGGGGAAGGCTGAGAGGATGGCGGAGTGGGAGTTGGCGAAGAGGTGTTTCGCGGATGGGTTGGTGTATGAGGGATTGCAGGTGGTGAGGGATGCGAGTGTGGAGAGTGTGCCGCTGGCGAGGTTGCAGGCGGAGACGTATGGGAAGCAGGCGGCGAAGATGTCGCGGGTGGAGTGGGGTGATCGGGAGGAGAGGGCGAGTGGGTTTGGAAGTAACGGAATCACAATTGTGATTGGTGATGTGCAGTTGAAAGGGATTGCTGCGCCGAATATTAAGGATGTTGAAGGATTGGTTGTTGATACGCAGGAAGTTGTATGAGCGAATTACGATTTGATTTCATTCCGTGGCAAAAAGAGGCGATCAAGGACAATTCTCGGTTCAAGACTATTGTCGCCGGAAGACGTTGTGGTAAAACTAGATTCTCTGTTGTTAATACATTGATAAAGGCATTGGAATGTCCAAGCAAAGATGCAGGGGTGATGTACGTCGCGCCGACGCAGGGAATGGCGAGAGTTTTGTGTTGGGATTTGCTGCTTGAGCTTGGTGCGTTGGTTATCTCGAAATCTAATGTGAATAATGGCGAGATTAAGTTGGTGAATGGGATAACGATCTACGTCAGAGGTGCTGACTCTCCTGATTCACTCCGAGGGATGAAGTTGTACCACTGCACCCTAGACGAGATGCAAATGATGAAGGATAACGTTTGGGAATTGATTATCCGGCCTGCACTTTCGGATATGGAGGGTACTGCGCTATTCATTGGAACGCCAAATCCTGGCATCAGTTTATTCCGTGATTATTTCGACCTTGGAATGGCCGGGACTGACGAAGAATGGAAGTCCTGGCATCTCACAACGTACGACAATCCATTAATCTCTCGGTCTGAAATTGAAGCTGCAAAGCGTTCAATGAGTACGATGGCCTTCAAGCAGGAATACATGGCTTCGTTTGATACGATGGGGGCCGACATATTCAAGGAAGAATGGTTTAAGTCTGGCCCTGAACCGAAGAATGGGAGTTACTACATCGCAGTCGATCTGGCTGGATTCGAGGATGTGAGCGACCCGAATAAAAAGAAGCATTTGGACGATACAGCTATTGCGGTGGTGAAGATTACTGACGAGGGAACATGGTGGGTAAAGAAGGTTGATATGTTCCGAAAGGATGTAAGGGAAACTGCTGTGAGAATCCTCATGGCGATCAGGACATACAAGCCTATCTGCGTGGGGATAGAAAAAGGAAGTTTGATGAGGGCGGTGATGCCGTACCTTACTGATCTTCAGAGGAAGAACAATGTATATGCCCACATTGAAGCAATATCGACTTCCGGTTCAAGCAAAAAAGGAGTTGATGCAATTGCCAATCGCGTGATCTTCGCATTGCAGGGCCGGTTTGAACACGGCAGGATAATATTCAGTGATGACGGCAACCATGACAAGCTGAAGGATCAGTTGCTAATGTTCCCTTCACAGAAGGTTCACGATGACGGGGCCGACGCGCTAAGTTTGATAGCGCATCTCCATGAAACTATTTATGGCGACCAGAACGAAACAGCAGAGGAATGGGAACCTGTTGATTTAGTCGCTGGAGTGTGATAAGTTACTAACCGGATAGGTTCTTACCGCAGTCAAGGAGTAAAGATGGACGCCGACAAAGTGAATTTCGAGAACACAGGGCATGTCGTGGATGACACGACTGAAGAACCGGCGACCATTTATTACGAGCCTACCGAGAACGACAAGGAGCTTACGGCCTTTGTCAGCGACCACTGCGAGAGGTGGCGGGAATATAGGGATCAAAATTACCAAGACCTGTGGGACAAATACGAGCGCATCTGGCGCGGAGTGTGGGACGCCAGCGACAAAGCAAGGGAATCCGAACGCAGTCGGGTAATCTCACCGGCAACACAGCAGGCCATCGAGACACGCCATGCCGAGATAATGGAAGCGATCTTCGGCCAGGGCGAGTTTTTCGACATCAAGGACGATATTGAGGACAAAACCGGCAGCGTCGATGTTGAGGTGATGAAAGCGAAGCTGTATGAGGACTTCGCGCAGGACAAAATACGAAAAAGTATCGACCAGATCACGCTGATGGGCGAGATTTACGGGACGGGCATCGCCGAAATCACTGTCGGCAGCGAAAAACAGTACAAACCCATGCAGGTTCCGATTGACGCGCAGACTGCGGCGTATGGTGTCGGCGAAAAAGACCGGATTTCCGTCAAATTGGCCCCGGTAAATCCGAGAAATTTCCTGTTTGACCCCAACGGAACGTCGATTGACGACTGCATGGGAGTGGCGATTGAGCGATATGTCTCGATCCACAAGATTGCACAGGGAATTGCGTCTGGAAAGTACCTGAACGTCGATATTGGAGCGATGTACGACTCTGACGACATCGAGGCGACGACCGAAGCGAGGAATTTCGAGGACGACAAGGTAAAACTGCTGACCTACTACGGTCTTGTGCCGCGTGAATACCTGTCGAAAGAGGAATTTGCTGAAATTGAAGGCGTTTCTGAGTCCATAGAGGACTATTCCGACATGGTTGAGGCGATTATCATCATCGCCAATGACGGAACACTGCTGAAAGCCGAAGAATCCCCCTACATGATGAAGGACAGGCCGGTTATCTGCTATCAGGCGGATACAGTGCCAAATCGCCTGTTGGGGCGCGGAACTGCCGAAAAAGCATCCAATATGCAGTCTGCAGTCGATGGTTCGATGCGTTCCCACATGGACGCACTAGCGCTGACGGTGGCTCCGATGGTGGCGATTGAC